TGCAGATGAGATTGATATGACGGCAGAAGACTTTCAAGAATTTAGAAGACAAAATATGAGTAAAGGCGGATTAGTTAAAAAAGGTAAACCCAAAAAAGCAAAGAAAGGTTGGAAGTAATGGCAAAACTTTGTGCAAAAGGTAAAGCAGCTGCTAAAAGAAAATTCAAAGTATATCCATCTGCATATGCTAATATGTATGGATCAGCAGTTTGCTCTGGTAAAATAAAACCAGGTGGAAAGAAAAAAACTAAAAGGAGAAAATAAAATGGATAGTAAACAAAAAAGAAAAGAAGCTTCTAGAAAAGAAATATTGGAATCTGCCTTTGGTAGAAAAACTATAAGAACTAATCCAATGAGAAAAGAAAGATTCACTGAAGGACACAAATCTCGAAACAAAAAAGCATTGAGAAAAGGATTTAGAAAAGTAGCATCTGCATTAACTCCAGGTGGATCAGCAGTGTCTACTGCTAAAAAAATTTTTGGAAAAAAGAAAAAGAAACCTGATTTTCAAAAAGGTGATTATAGTAAAATAAGTGTAAAATAATGGGATTACGTAAGTGGGTACAAGAGAAATGGGTAGACATCGGAGCTCCGAAGAAGGACGGCAAGTATCAACCTTGCGGGAGATCAAAGGGGAGCAAAAGAGCTTATCCAAAATGCGTACCACTTGCAAAAGCCACACGAATGACAAGCTCGCAAAAGGCGAGTGCTGTCAAACGAAAAAGAGCAGCGGGTAACACCGGTCCTAAACCAACTAACGTCAAGACCTTTACAAAGAGATCAAATGCTGCTAATGGTGGTTATATGGGTAGTTTCATTCAACTTGATGTTGATGGAAAAACAGTAGGAAACCCAAGTTATAAAAAATACTACAAAGGTATGATATAATGGCAAGAACTGCTGCATGGCAAAGAAAAGAAGGCAAATCACCTAGCGGTGGTTTAAATAGAAAAGGGGTTGCATCTTATAGAGCTGCTAATCCTGGATCTAAATTAAAAACAGCTGTAACAACAAAACCGTCTAAATTAAAGAAAGGTTCTAAGGCTGCTAATCGTAGAAAATCGTTCTGCGCACGTATGACAGGTATGAAAAAAAGATTAACATCTGCAAAAACTGCACGCGATCCAAATTCTAGGATTAACAAGAGTCTTAGAAAATGGAATTGCTAAATGGATTTTGAACAATTTTTAGGAAGACTTAGAAAGTCAATACGATCTTCATATCAGCAAATAGGTGACACTATGGTTGCTGGAGGAGTAAAAGATATGGAACAATATAGATATCTTTTAGGACAGGCTCACGCCTTACAATTAATAGATCAGGAAATATCAAACCTGCTAAATCCAAAGGAGGATAAAAAAGATGATACTAAAGGAACAGACCTCACCAACGTTGTCGAGTTCGGAAAAAGAAGTCCCGAAGACGAAACTCGCACTTGAGGAAAAATATAAAGAAGAAAATAAAAAAGAAGAAGAGGTAAAATCAAAAAGAGTTGACGAAACAAATGTCAGTTCTATTGTTGATGAACTACCAACACCTTCGGGTTGGAGATTATTAGTTTTACCATTCACACCTAAAGATAAAACTAAAGGTGGAATTATTGTTGCACAAGAAACTTTAGATAGATTAAGAATCGCAGTGAACTGTGGTTACGTTCTAAAGATGGGACCTGAGGCTTATAAAGACAAAGATAAGTTTCCATCAGGCGCTTGGTGTAAAGAAAAAGATTGGGTGATTTTTGCAAGATACGCAGGATCACGTTTACCAATAGATGGCGGAGAAGTCCGTATCTTAAACGACGATGAGGTTCTTGGAACTATTAAAGATCCAGAATCTGTATTGCATCACATATAAACATAGGAGGAGACTATGCAAGAAGAAACAAGAAAAGATACTCCGATGGTTGATATAGATACTTCAGGACCAAGTGCAGAAGTTGAATTAAAAGACGAAGCACAAACTGAAGAACAAGTTGAAACTACGGAGCAAGACACTAGCCCCGCGTCGCAAGAAGCGAGCAGCGAGGAAAAAAGTGAAGACGATCAGAAAGAATCGAAAGATATAGAATTAGAAAATTATAGTAAAGATGTTCAAAGAAGAATAGCTAAGCTTACTGGTAAATGGAGAGAAGCTCAAAGACAAAGAGATGAAGCCATTGAATTTGCAAGAATTCAAAAACAGAAAGCGGAAGAAGCATCAAAAAAATATACTTCTTTGGAATCAACCTCTATCAAAGATAGAGAAGGTAACCTTAAATCACTTTTAGATGCACAGAAGGCTAAACTTATACAAGCAAGAGAAGCTGGAGATGTAAACGCTGAAGTTGATATTCAAAAAGAAATATCAAGATTAGGTTACGAAGAAGTTAGGTTAAAGGAGTTATCAGCAGCAGCTGAAACTGTTCCTGCTCAAAAAGAGCAAGAAATACCTAGTTATCAACCACAACAAACACAGATAAAAGAACCAGATGAAAAAGCAGAAGCTTGGGCATCTAATAATAGATGGTTTGGTACTGATAAAGCTATGACTTATACGGCTTTTGACGTGCATAAAACGTTGGTTGATGAAGAGGGCTATGACCCTAAATCTGATGAATACTATGCTGAAATAGATCGAAGAATGAGGGTTGAATTTCCGCATAAATTTGATAATAATAATGATAAAAAAGGTGAAACGACAAAACCTACACAGACAGTAGCGTCGGCGACGCGAAGTGTAAAACAAGGTCGCAAAACTATCAGTCTCACCCCTTCTGAAGTTGCTATCGCCAAAAAATTAGGAGTGTCATTAGAAGATTATGCAAAACAAAAAAAACACATGAAGGAGGTTTAAGCATATGGAAAACGAAAAACTAGATAAGACCCCTCGTGCGAGTCAGTCAAGGGTATCTGAAAAGAGACCACAAACCTGGACTCCCCCGTCATCTTTAGATGCACCGCCTGCGCCTGATGGATTCAGACACAGATGGATAAGAACTGAAACACTTGGTATGGACGATACAAAGAACATGTCAGGTAAATTAAGATCTGGATGGGAACTCGTAAGAGGAGATGAATATCCGGAGCAAGCTTATGCAACTGTTAAAGAAGGTAAATACGCAGGAGTCATCGGAGTTGGTGGCCTAGTGCTGGCTAGGATACCGGAAGAGATTGCAGCGCAAAGAGATGCTTATTATAAAAGGCAAACTCAAGAGCGTGACGACGCAGTTAACAACGATCTCATGAAGGAGCAGCACCCAAGTATGCCTATAAATACTGATAGGCAGAGTCGCGTAACTTTTGGTGGTACTAAAAAATAATTTTTTAGCGATACCAATTACCGCGATATTTATAAACTAAAACTAAGGAGTAAATAACATGGCAAACAAAGACGCAGCGTTCGGTTTTAGACCGATCGGTAAAGTTGGTCAGAATAGAGACTCACAAGGTTTAAGTGAATATAATATTGCTGCAAACACTACAAATGCGATTTACCAAAATGATTTGGTATCTTTCGCAGCGTCTGGGTATATTGAAAATGCTCAGCCGACTACTAGTGCACCGCATCTATTAGGTTCATTAAACGGCGTGTTCTATACTGATGCATCAACATCAAAGCCTACATGGGCAAATCACTTAGCAGCAGCTAACACTGCAACTGACATTGTTGGTTTCGTAAGTGATGACCCTTATGAAAGGTTTGAAGCACAGTCAAGCACAACTCTAGCTATTGCAGATATTGGTTTAAATGCACCATTAGCTACATATGCAGCTGGAAGTTCTGCTAACTATGTATCAAAACAAGAAGTGAACACTGGTTCAATGGATACAACTAATACTCTTCCAATAAGAGTTATTGGTGTAGCTAAAGATATTGAAAACAGTGAATTAGCAAACGTTACAACTTATGCAGCGAATGTTAATGTTGTTTGTAAAATCAACACACACTTCATGACTAACACAACAGGTATCTAATAAAGGAGATAAATTATGGCGATATCAAGAGGACAACTAGTTAAAGAACTAGAGCCAGGTTTGAATGCTTTATTTGGCCTGGAATATAAAAGGTATGAAAATCAGCATGCTGAAATTTTCGATACTGAGAATTCAGACAGAGCTTTCGAAGAGGAAGTAATGTTATCTGGATTTGCAAATGCACAGACTAAACCAGAAGGTTCAGGTGTGACGTTTGACAATGCTCAGGAAACTTTCACAAGCAGATACACGCACGAGACTATTGCTCTTGCATTTTCAATCACTGAAGAAGCGATTGAAGATAACTTGTATGACAGATTAGCGTCTAGATATACAAAAGCATTAGCAAGATCTATGGCGAATACCAAACAAGTAAAATCTGCAAACGTATTAAACAATGCGTTTGACAACACTTTCGCTGGTGGTGATGGTAAGGCGCTTTTAGCGACTGACCACCCAACTATCGCAGGTACTTTCAGAAATGAACTTGCAACTGCGGCTGACTTAAACGAAACTTCGTTAGAGCAGTCTTTAATTGACATTGCAGCGTTCACAGATGAAAGAGGCCTAAAGATAGCAGCTAGAGGGATGAAAATGATCATTCCAAGTGAATTACAATTCACTGCGGAAAGATTAATGAAATCTGCTCAAAGAGTTGGTACTGCGGACAACGATATTAACGCAATCAACAGCATGGGAATGGTTCCACAAGGTTACGTGGTTAACAATTTCTTAACTGACACAGATGCGTTCTTTATCAAAACAGACGTGCCTAACGGTATGAAAATGTTCGTAAGATCACCAATCAAAACTGCTATGGAAGGTGACTTCGATACTGGAAACGTAAGATACAAAGCTAGAGAAAGATACAGCTTCGGCTGGTCTGACCCTAGAGGTATGTTCGGTTCTCCAGGAACAGCGTAATTATTGTAATAATAATTATTTTGAAGGGGCCTTTACGGGCCCCTTCTTTTTTGATAGAAAGGAAAAATGACTAAAAAGAAATACTTAATAAAAATATTTACCAAATACCTTCAAACAAAGTTTGAAATTGAAAGTGATAAAGAGATAAATGATGTAAATGAGCTAAATCCTCATATCATTGACTTTATAGGAAAATCTGATATACAATGGGAACAAAATGATCTGCAATACAATAGTACTGCAAATGATTTTTATATAACCTATGAGGAGGTTAACAATGGCTCAGGACAACATGATACTGTTCGCCAAGAAACTGAAACTCGAGTCTAGATGGAACGAGTTATTTCTTGAAAATAAAGGACAGATAACACCTGAAATGTCTGTGTTAGGTGATGAGATCAAAAACGTAATTAGATCAATCATTAGACAACAGGAAGAGCAAGTCCGAACCAATCCTAGAGATGGTGAAATCCATCTTTACGCTGGTTAATTAAGGACTAATACATCGTTGAAATCTACATTTCTCGATAGGGATTTCTTGCACTCTTTAATAATTTCGTATATAAATTAGTCACTATACATAAATTTTCTGCATAGACGCGTATAGTCGACGACCTAGAGACTATGTGGAAGAAACTAGGAGGATATAAATATGGCAAACACTACTTTTACAGGTCCAGTAGTAGCATTAAACGGTTTTATCGGTGGTGCTAACGAAAACGCTGGTGATACACAACAAGGTGGAAAAGTTTCTTGGACTGTTTCTGATGCATCTACAGTAACGATCGCAACAGGTTCAAGAGCAGGTGAAACTTTATCAGCTGTTGGAAATGATGGTGTTATGATCTATGTTGACAATGGTTTCTCAAATGCACCTACTTATGCATTTTCAAATGGAACTCAGTGGATTAGATTATTAACAACTACTGTTGCTATCGCAACAGACGCGTAATTAATTATGGAGCCCTTCGGGGCTCCTATAAATTTTAAGGAGATTAAAATATGAAATCAGATGTTAAAGCAACACAGAAAACCGCTGACGGTTTAGTGTTTGCAGGTAGAACAAGATTAAGAGGTATTATTCTTGGTGCTCCTAATTCAACAACTGCTGGAGTTGCAGTTTGTTTAAATGGAACAACAGGATCAAACTATTTATCTGTTGAAGCACCTGCAGGTGATGTGTTCGCATTAAATATTCCAGAAGATGGAATATTATTTGAAAACGGAATTTTTGTAACTGATTTAGTTGGAAAAGTAACTGTATTATACGACAAGTAGGAGGCTAAATGGCTAATACTACTTCTGGAACATATACATTCGACAAGACTTTTGCTATTGATGAAATAATAGAAGAAGCTTATGAACGAATAGGAATGCAACCTAATGCAGGTTTTAATTTAAAATCTGCAAGACGTTCTTTAAATATCATGTTTCAAGAATGGGCAAACAGAGGTTTGCATTATTGGGAAGTTGCAAATAATTCACTTACATTAGTTGATGGTCAATCAGAATATACTATGTATAGATCAACTTCTGATGGTACTTCTGATGCAACAGCTGTTTATGGTGTTGATGATATTTTAGAAGCTTCTTACAGAAATTCTTCTTCAGTAGATTTTCCTTTAACAAAAATTAATAGATCAGCTTATCAAGCGTTATCAAATAAAACTGATGAAGGAACTCCAACACAATATTTTGTACAAAGATTTATTGATAAAGTTACAATCACTTTATATTTAACTCCTGGCTCAACAGAAGCAGGAAATACAATTAACTATTATTATGTAAAAAGAATACAAGATGTAGGGGATTATACTAATGCAACAGACGTTCCTTACAGATTTGTACCTTGTATGGTTTCTGGTTTATCATATTATTTATCACAAAAATTTGCACCACAAAGAACACAAG